ACAAATATATCAGGCGGTTCTATCGATGGCGGAACATATTAATTAGGAGAAAACAATGCCAACACAGGTACAATTAAGACGAGGGACTACAACACAGAATGAATCCTTCACTGGTGCGGTAGGTGAACTTTCCGTAGATACTACGCTAGATACTATCAGAGTCCACGATGGTTCTACAGCAGGCGGTATTAGACTTGCAAAATTCTCAGAAATACAAGCTGGGGATATAACAGGTGTAACAGCAGGCACAGGACTTTCAGGCGGAGGTACTAGCGGAGGAGTAACGGTAAACTTATCTCACTTAGGCTTAGAAAGCCTTTCAGACCCTAACGATGATCAAATAATCTTTTGGGATGACTCAGCAGGAGCAACTGCATTTTTAGATTTAGGCACAGGGTTGTCTATATCTGGAACAACGGTTTCTGTAGGAACACTTAACCAGGATACTACAGGAAACGCAGCTACGGCAACAGCATTAGAAACAGCTAGGACTATAGGTGGCACATCATTTGATGGTAGTGCAAATATAGCAGTTGCATTAGCAGCAACAGCTACTACTTTAGCAACAGCAAGAACAATAAACGGTGTAAGTTTTGATGGTAGTGCAAATGTAACTACATTAACAGCAGGCACTGGTGTTGCAGTCTCAGGAACAGCAGTTTCAATTGGACAAGCAGTAGCAACAACCGATGATGTTACATTTGCAGATGTAGCAGCAACAGGTAATGTTACTATTACAGGTAACTTAGATGTAAATGGAACAACTACAACATTAGATTCAACCAACTCTACAATAACAGATAGATTGATTGAGCTAGGAAATGGAACATCAGGAACACCAGCAAACGATATGGGTCTGGTCTTTGAAAGAGGATCTTCAGACAATGCGTTTATTGGTTGGGACGAAAGTGCAGATAAATTCCTAGTAGGTACTGGTTCATTTACAGGTGCAAGTACAGGTGATTTAACAGTTACCACAGGAACACTTGTAGCAAACTTAGAAGGTAATGTTACAGGTAATGTTACAGGTAACGCAGATACAGCTACAGCACTTGCAACAGCAAGGACTCTATCCTTTACAGGTGATGTAACAGGTACAGGAGACTTTGACGGTTCAGGTAACTTAGCAACTGCATTAACTATAGCAGCTAATAGTGTAGCTTTAGGAACAGATACTACAGGTAATTATATGGCACAAGTAAGTGGCGGAGATGGTATTACTATTTCTCATACGCAGAGCGAAGGCTCTACAGCTACTATTACTGGAACGGCTATATATAATGCTAGTGGTACTAAATTAAATTAAGGTAGGTAAGTATGGCTTTAGCGAGCAGGACAGACTTACAGGATTATGCCCTACGAAGGTTAGGCGCTCCTGTAATTGAAGTAAATGTAGAAGAAGGGCAACTATCTGATAGAATAGATGATGCCCTGCAATTCTTTCAAGAGTATCACTTTGATGGTGTTGAAAGAGTATTTGTTTCTCATCAACTTACTGGTTCAAAACTAAAGCTGACTACCAATATTGCAACCAGCTTTACAAAAGGCGAAACAGTTACAGGTGGAACATCAGGAGCTACTGCAAAAGTGGCTTCTACAGATGGACAATTTATAACGACAGAGGAGTCTGACGGTACATGGCAAGCATCGGAGTCTATTACAGGCGACATATCAGGTACAACTGGAACATTAGCACCAACAGATTTTTACACCAAAGGGGATATTGAAAACGGATATATCCCTATTGGTTCTGGTATATTGGGTGTAACAAGAATTTTTAACTTTGGTGGAGCAGCTACTAACAATACAAAAGATGGGCAACTATTTGATTTAATGTATCAATTTAGAATGAATGATCTATATAATTTAATGGGAGCTGACATGGTCTACTATACAATAGTCCAGAGTCACTTAACAACATTAGAAAAACTTCTTACCTCAGAAAGACAAATTCGTTTCAATCGTAAAACAGATAGATTATATGTAGACACAGATTGGGACAGAACATTTAATCCAGGAGATTACATAGTAGCAGAAGCATATGCTATCATAGATCCGGCAACATATACAGAAGTTTATGATGACATGTTTCTTAAGAAATATACAACAGCATTATTTAAAAGGCAATGGGGCGAAAACTTGAAAAAGTTCTCAGGAATACAAATGCCAGGTGGTGTCACATTAAACGGAGATCAAATTTATCAAGAAGCTGTACAAGAAATACAAGCTATTGAACAAGAGATGTCACTAAAATATGAATTGCCTCCGTCGTTTATGATAGGATAACTTTATGACTACAAATCATTTCTTTCAATCAGGCAATAGCATAGGAGCTACAAGTGAACAACGCTTAGTGGAAGACCTGGTTATTGAAAGTTTGAAAGTATATGGGCATGACATATACTATATGCCTAGAACATTAGTAAACAAAGATACAATCTTTGATGAAGATGAATTGTCAAGATTTACACAGGCATATCCATTAGAAATGTATTTGGATAATGTTAATGGTTATGAAGGACAAGGAGATATATTTACTAGGTTTGGATTAGAAGTTAGAGATCAAGCAACCTTTGTTCTAGCAAAAAGACGATGGGAAGATTTAGTATTGACAAGTGGAGGTACATTTACACAAACAACAAGACCTTCTGAAGGAGACTTACTTTACTTTCCAAAAACAAAAAGCATATTTGAAATTAAATATGTTGATTTCCAAAATCCTTTTTATCAACTTAACCAAATTTATGTGTTTAAATTAGTATGTGAACTATTCGAATACAGTTCAGAAGATTTGGATACAGGTATTACAGAAATAGATGTCATAGAAACAAAATACTCTCAAGATATGTTAGAGTATCAATTATTAACAGAAGATGGTAAGTTAATATACAACGAAACAGGTGGATGTATAATTAACGAATCTTATAACACAACAGTCTCAGAACCAATAGACAATGTAGACTTTGATAATCTAGTAACACTAGAAGGTATATTAGATTTCAGTGAACGAAATCCTTTTGGTGAGATAGGAGGATAATATGTTTAAAGATAAGACATTTTATCACAACCATATAAGAAAAGCAATCATTGCTTTTGGAACTATATTCAATGATATAAACATTGAAAGAAAAAATAGTTCAGGAGCAGTTGCACAAGCTATAAGAGTACCTTTAGCATATTCTACTAAACAAAAATTTCTAACAAGGATTGCTAGAGTAACAGATACAACCACAAGAGGTGAAGTAGCAATTACTTTACCTAGAATAGGCTTTGAGATTATAGGGTTAAACTATGATCCAGCCAGAAAGACGCAAGTAATTAACAAATCCAAAGCAGTAGGTACAGGAGATGATGCTGATACAGTAAGATACGCATTTAATTCTACGCCATACAACATGACTTTAGGCTTATATATATTTGCGAAGAACCAAGATGATGGCTTACAATGTTTGGAACAAATAATTCCTTACTTTAATCCTGACTTTAATGTTACGATTAATGATTTACCTGAACTTGGAATAAAAAGAGATATTAAAATTACATTAGATAATGTTGGTTATGAAGATGAATATGAAGGCGAGTTTGCTAATAGATTAAGTGTAGTATGGACATTAAATTTTACCATGAGACTTAATTTTTATAGCAATGTTGCTAACGCAGATGTTATTAAGAAAGCAATTGCTAATGTTTACAATGATCCTAAAATGACTCTTAATACAACAACTAATGCTAGCAAAGGAAAGATAACTGCTAGTGTTAATCCGTTAAATGCAACACCGTCTGATACTTATTCATTCTTGGAGGAATTTGATGAAGAATTCGAACAATAAAAGCACATTTGAAGAATTAGATAAGAGCTTTAACACCAAAGAAATAACAAAAGCTTTAGAGTCTAATCTAAAAAGAACTCAAGACGAAAGACAACTACCAGCAATAGATATGTCTGATGAAGATAAGCAAACTCTGGCAACAAAACAACAAGAAGAAGATTTACAATATGCTAGGAGTATGTTGAAACAAGCTGAGGCGTATAATGCTGAGGCAATAGAAGGTATATTACATATAGCAAGAAACTCAGACCAACCTAGAGCATATGAAGTAGCTGGTGGACTAATTAAAAATTTACAGGACAATGCTAAAGACATGTTAGATGTACACGAAAGACAAAAAAGAATAACAGCAGACGATCCTAAAGCAAAGAATATAAAAACACAAAACAATTTATTCGTAGGTAGCACAAAAGACTTATTAAAAGCTATTAAAAAAGAAGATACAAAAACAATAGATGTAACACCAGATGACACAAGCA